ACCAACAAGAAAGTAGACTATATCAATCTCGAAGTAGCATTCGATATAGAAGCCACCTCCACACTTCTAGCAGATGGTACAAAATTCGCTTTCATGTATGTATGGATTATAGGCTTTCGAGATGTTGACTGGATATACATGGGTCGAACATGGGAAGATTTCACCATGTTCATGAGTGAAATGAAGGAGTTCTTCGGAACAAGTTTAGAAAAGCGGTTAGTGGTGTATGTTCACAATCTGGGATACGAATTTCAGTTCATGCGGAAGTATTTTGAATGGGCAGAGGTATTCGCTAGTGAAGTTCGCAAGCCATTGAAAGCAGTCACGACAGATGGAATTGAATTTAGGGATAGCTACATTCTAAGTGGAATGTCACTAGCTAAAACCGCAAGCAACCTCACACACCATAAGATTGAGAAGCTAGAAGGTTCGCTAGATTACGATTTAATTCGCCACAGCGGAACCGAATTAACCGAATTAGAGATTGATTATTGCATTAATGATGTTCTTGTGGTCTTGTACTACATCAACGAACAGATGGCTATTTACGGTGACATAACCAAAATTCCAATGACCAACACAGGCAGGGTACGCAGATACGTTCGTGACAGGTGCTATTACACCAATTCAGACCACAAAAAGAGTTCTAAGGGCAAGTATCTGCGTTATAGAAAGATTATGAACGATTTGCAGTTAACTCCCGAAACATATGCAATGCTTGCAAGGGCATTTATGGGTGGGTTTACCCATGCCAACGCCAATTACACAGGAAAGGTTGTTGAAGATGTTACAAGCATAGACTTCACTTCGAGTTATCCAGCAGTTATGCTGACAGAGAAGTTTCCAATGAGCAAACCATTTCCTGCTAAACTAACCAAAGAAAAGGACTTCGCTTATTACAAGAGCAGGTATGCACTACTGTTTAATGTTAAATTCACAGGTTTAAGGAGTGTGTTGACGCAGGAGTGCTATTTGAGTGAAAGCAAGTGTCTTTCCCTCTCAAAACCAATTATCAACAACGGGAGGATACAGTCGGCAGAAACACTTGTCACAACGATTACAGACGTTGACTTCGACATTATACAGCAGGTTTATGAGTGGGATACAATGGAAGTGAGTAATCTGTATTATTTCCACAGAGGATACCTGCCAAAGCCGATTATAGAGAGTGTGGTTAAACTCTATGAAGATAAGACTGTATTGAAGGGTGTGGAGGGTTCAGAGGTTGAGTATGTGCTTTCAAAGGGTATGCTTAACTCAATATATGGTATGTGTGTGACCGCAATCGTTCGTGACGACATTGTATATGCAGACGGTTGGACTTCAAGTCCTGGAGATATGGCTGAACAGATTGAGCAGTACAACAAATCAAAAAACAGGTTCCTCTACTACCCTTGGGGAATATGGATTACCGCTTATGCGAGAAGGAACCTATGGACAGGTATTATTGCAATGGGGGATGATTATGTCTATTCCGACACAGATTCCATCAAATTCACCAATTACGATAAACACAAACCATACATTGAAGCATACAATCAGAGTGTGGTAGACAAATTGCAGAAAATGTGTTCTCTCTACAAAATACCGTTTTCCAGAATGAAGCCTAAGACCAAAGACGGTGTAGAGAAGCTGATTGGAGTGTGGGATTTTGATGGTCATTACTCTAGGTTCAAAACGCTAGGTGCAAAACGCTACCTAGTGGAACACTCTAAGAATGGTGAATTGGAGTTGACAGTTGCTGGACTATCTAAATCCAATGGGCTAGAATACATGAAGAAAGTGTGTGGCTATGACAACACTAAGGTATTTGAAATGTTCGACAACAACCTGTATATACCTGCTGAAGAAACTGGTAAAATGACACACACCTACATTGACACAGAGCAGGAGCATTTAGTGGTAGATTATAGAGGTGTTGAGGGCTTGGCAGTTTCAAAGAGTTCAGTACACCTAGAGAAAGCAGAGTTCACTCTATCCATAGCAAGGCAATATCACGAGTTCCTAGAGCAACTCCGCAAGGGTTATCTTTATATCGGACAGAGAACAATCTAAGGAGGGTGTGGAATGGCTAAGAAGAAGAAAGGTTTATTCACCAAGAAGGAGAAGATGAAGTATTATTCGCTGGACAATATTTTGAAGCAAAACGCTGTTTATAATATAGTGATTGGTGAACGGAGTAACGGAAAGACGTATGCTTCACTAGTCTACGCTATTGACCAATATTTTAATGGTAATGGCGGTGAGTTGGCAATTGTTAGAAGGTGGCAGGAGGATATAAGGGGTGCTAGGGCGAGTGCAATATTCAACGCAGTTGTTGAGAATGGAGAGGTTGAGAGATTAAGCAAGGGCGAGTACACAGGTATTTGCTATAATGCTAGGAAGTTCTATTTCTGCAATTACGCAGAAGATGGCAAGCCAATTTACAATACTGAAACGGACATATTCGCACACGCTTTTGCATTGAGTGACATGGAGCACAACAAGAGTATCAGCTTCCCTAAAATAAAAACTATCGTGTTTGACGAGTTCATCACAAGAGGTATGTACCTACCAGACGAATTTGTCCTGTTTATGAACACCATCAGCACCATTGTTCGAGAGAGAAACGATGTTAAGATTTTCATGCTGGGTAACACAGTCAACAAGTATTGCCCCTATTTCGTTGAAATGGGGCTAAAACACGTTACTAGTATGAAGCAAGGCACGATAGACGTTTACACCTATGGTGATTCAAGGTTGACTGTAGCAGTTGAATATTGCTCACCTCTAAATGCTAGTAAAGATTCTGATATGTACTTTGCCTTTGACAACCCTAAGCTGAAGATGATTACAACAGGTGCATGGGAATTAGACATCTACCCCCACCTGCCTGTTAAGTATAAGCCTAGTGACATTATCTTCATCTACTTCATCATATTTGACGGTAACATATACCAATGTGAAATCATTGATGTTGATGGTGAAATGTTCACATACATTCACAGGAAAACCACTCCCCTTCGTGATGAAGATAATGACTTGATTTACACGTTGGAACACAGCCACAAAATGAATATTCACAGAAGCATATATAAACCTGTAAATGAGGTGATGAAAAAGGTTCTTTTCTTCTTCAAAACCGATAAGGTATTCTACCAAGACAATGAAGTGGGGGATGCTATAAACAATTATTTGAAAATTGCCAGAACATTGTAGCCAACCTCTAGACAAAATAGAAAATAGGTGTTATAATTATACAGAGGAGGTGTATAAATGAGCAAATCTTATAGCAAGGGCATATACAGCGGAATCGGTTGGCAATACGATTACAAGGACAAAGACCGCAACGTCCAGCACATGATTGCATATATGCTCAACAGAACCCTCAAGATGTTTGAATATGAGAATTTACCAGAAACGATTCCTGTGGCAGAGTTTGAACGTTTATTGCAAGTCAATGGCTTTGCTTTTGTAACAGAGGTTGAAGGTGAACTGTATGCCTTTAATGGTGGGCTAGGTGGGGAGCCAGATGTGTATGGCAAGCCAACACAAATTACCATAGCTAACCCTGCACTACGCTTCAACAAGACACTAGACATAGCTAAAGATGGTGTGCTGGTTAAGAATGACCATGTAGGCATTGGACTTATTCCCCTGTTCGCTAGGTACTCAACCATTTTGAACGAGAACGAAATCACCATGATTCTGGCAACAATAAGCAAGCGTGTTAGCAATTTAATATCGGTTTCTGATGATAACACCGCAAAGAGTGCTGAACTCTATTTGAAGAAGCTGGTTGCTGGTGAATTAGGCTATATCATGGAGAATAAACTCTTTGACAGTCTAAAGTCAACACAGACCAATGACAGCGGTTCAGTTCGTATGGCTGACTTGATTGAGTTCCAACAATACATGAAGGCGAGTTTGTTTAACGAAATAGGTCTTAACTCGAATTACAACATGAAGAAGGAGAGATTGATTACACAAGAAGTGGAAATCAACTCCAACAGCATTTTCCCGCTTGTTGACAATATGCTGGATTGCAGACTTGAAGCAGTTGAGAAAATCAACAAGATGTATGGAACGAACATTTCGGTACGCTTTGGTTCTAGCTGGAAATATATAGACGAACTGGTTTCTAGGCAGGTTAAGAATGATACTGAAGGACTGGAAAAGGTTGTTGAAGAATTAAATGAAGTGGTTGAGAAAGAATCAGTAGACGAAGAAGTGACCGAAGAAGCAGTTGAAGAAGTAGCCGAAAAAGAAACGGTTGAGGAAGAAGAACTTGAAAAGAACTAGACGATTAGTTCTTATTACAAGGAGGTTCTGAAATGGGCTTTTTGAAGTTTATCAGAACATTAGGTACGATTGCTGGTTTTATCGTTCCCCTCGCAAGCATAGCAGAGTATGCAATTGAAGGGGAGAAGATGGGTGCTGAACGCAAGAAACAGGTATTGACACAGTTGAAGGATGAAATCGCTAAAGCAGGAATTAAACTCCCGCATTGGATTGAAGAACACACCGATGCAATTCTGGGGCTTTTGATTGACTTTGTGGTGTTCCTCCTTAATAAATTCGGTTTTTTCGGTTCTGGCGAGTAATCGCCAGCCGATTAACCGAATACAAATTTGAGTATGACGGAAGGGAAATGACACCTCAAGAATACTATCGAATTGGTGAAGCCATCAAGAGAAGCGAAGTTCTGTGGGAAATATCAAATAGAGAATTCCTAGAGCGAATTCGTTCTCAACCACTACCACCAATAACAATCAACGGCAGAAGCTGGGATGAGTGGGAACCAATTATACGGAGGTGACATATGCAGGAAATCGCAAGTTTTATTTCACAAGTAGGCTTTCCAATATTTATCAGCGTTTATGTTTTAGGCAGATTAGAACCAACCATAAATAAGCTGAATGATACAATTCGCTTTCAGACAATCATTATTGCCAAGCGGAGTGGTATAGACTATGACCAAGTTATGAGGGAGTATGGTATAAATCCAAGAAGTTAGGAGGTGGTAATTTGCTTGTGAGTGAATTGGTGATGGATGGTAAAGGTCTTTTTCACTACATGAACGAAGAAGGTGCAGATTTCCTAGCATTGGTGGACGTTCCAACGGTAGATTTAATGTTCAGAAGTATGTATGGTTGTCGGTTGGTTTCCCCTGCTGTTCGGAACATTATCGGTGTAGATGGAGTTGTCACAGAGGATTCTATGCGAAGTATTGTAAAAATGCTTTTGCTGATGTATGGTAAGGCATGGGATACCCTCTATAAGATGATGTTGGCAGACATTCCCACAGAAACATATCACATGATTACCACAGAATCCATTACTGACAACGAAGCGAGTAACCACACTTCCACAACGGAGAACACCAAAACAGACATTGACAGAGTTACTGG